CAGGTTTTAAATTTTATGGAGTAGTTGATGGACAAACAACACATTACGGATCATTTGGCTGGACTGGATCACTCAAGGATGGGTTTAAGAAAGCCAATGGAAAAGATCAATAAAATATACGGACCACCTGGGACCGGTAAAACATTTAGATTAATTAAACGTGTAAAAGCGTACGAACGTATTGGTGTGCCTTTACACAAGATAGGTTACTTTGCATTTACTAGAAAAGCTGCGGAAGAGGCACGCAAAAGAATTAACGTATCAGAAAAAGAAGTGCCCTACTTTCAAACAATACACGCATTCTGTTATCATTTACTTGGATTAAAAGAAGAAGATATTATGCAACCATATCATTACGAAGATTTGGGTAAAAAATTAAACATAAGAGTTTCGTTTAATGATAAATACAACGAAGAAGAAACACATTTTTTAAGTTGTAATAATCCATACTTTCAAATGATACAAAGAGCCATAAATAAAGACATAGATATTAGAGCAGAGTTTGATCTTAACGAACATGATAAAAAACAAGTAAGTGACTATGACACTCTTAATCACATTTACAGAAATCTTTTAGTCTATAAAGATAAAAATAATCTTTTTGATTTTAACGACATAATAAAATCTGTTTTACATTCGGATAAAATACCAATGTTCAAAGCTATATTTATTGATGAGGCACAAGACTTATCACCATTGCAGTGGCAATTGTATGATAAATTAAAATACCATTGTGAACAAATGTACCTAGCTGGTGACGATGACCAGGCTATCTATGCATGGGCTGGCGCTGATGTAAAAAGATTTGTGCAAGAGCCAGCAAGAGAGATTGTATTAAGACGATCAAGACGTATATCAAAAGCTGTTCAAGAAGAATCAACAAGACCTATTAATAATATTATTGGAATTAGAAAATTAAAAAAATATTATCCAAGAGACTACGAAGGCGAATCACATTACATATCTGATCTTAACCAGGTTGATTTAACGAAAGGTAGATGGTTAATACTTACAAGAACTAAAAGCAATCTGTTAGACATCATGAAAGATTTAAAACGTAAAAATTTTTATTATCAAAGTAACAAAGGTAAAAGTTTTAAAGTTGGTATGTACGAAGCTGCAGCTGCATACACTAAATGGACAATGAATGAGTTATTAAATGAAAAAGAAGTAAGTGCGGTGAAAGAATTTATACCTACAGGCAACTGGGATCCTAAAGTTCCTTGGTATGATAAATTTGTAGCGGACCAAAAAGAAATTTTATATTTAAGAAATCTAATTGCATCAAAAGAAAATTTAAAAGAAAAAGCAAGAATATGGTTGTCAACTATTCATGCAATAAAAGGTGGTGAGGAGGACAACGTAATTTTATCTTTGCACCAGGGACGTACCGTTCAACAAGGAATTAAATCAAGTGTTGACAAACAAGATGAAGAGCATAGAGTGTGGTATGTTGGAATCACGAGAGCAAGAAATAATCTATATAAACTGAGAGCAAAAAAGAAATTAAGGGAGTATCAACTATGACACACAAAGATTTATTTGATGAAGTATTTCCTCAAAATAAACAAATTGGAGGATCTCATTACAAAAATTTTAACATTCAGCCTTATGAGTTCATTGCAAAAAATGATTTATCATTCTTTCAGGGGAACGTTGTAAAATATGTTTGTAGGTACAAATTTAAAAATGGCATTGAAGATCTAGAGAAAATAAAACACTATTGTGATTTAGAAATATTAAAATTAAAAGATAAAAAGAAAAAATGATAAATGAAATAAAAGATTATTTAATAGTTAAAGATAATTTTTTTAGTAAAGAGGTTCATAATAAAATATTAATGGACCTGTCTAAATTAAAATTTGCAAATAGATCTAAGATTGATTCAATAGGTAAAGCAAAAGATAATCCTTATCAAAAAATATATTTCAGTGTTCAATTAACCCCTGACTATTTTGTTGTAAAAGAAATATTTAATTTTTTACATAATAATTTTAAATTTAAATTAAAAAGTAAAGAACACGCTTATTTTTTAAGCACCAAGCATCAAGAGATGACTCCTCATATTGATGAGCTAGCTGACCTAAACTGTTTGATTTATTTAAAGGGAGAAGAAATTGTAAATAGTGGGACAGGTTTTTTTGAAAAACAAGAGAATGGCGCAGTTGTATTAAATAGACATATTGGTTTTAAAGAAAATAGAGCTATAATTTTTGATCCTAAAATATATCACACGTCTCTTCAATATAACAAAGATGCAAAAATGAGATATGTTATGGCAAATTTTTTTACTTACGAGGATAAATAAATGATTTTACCTCAAACAGAATGGGTTCAACCTACAGAGTATCCTGATCTTAGATCTTACGACGAGATAGCTATTGACTTGGAAACTAGAGATCCAGATTTAAAATCAAAAGGATCTGGCGCAGTTATTGGTAATGGTGAAATTGTAGGTGTATCCGTAGCAACTTATAATGATACATGGTATTTTCCTATCGCTCACCAAGAAGGACCCAATATGAACAGAGATAAAACTTTAGAGTGGTTAAAAGATATTCTTGAATGTCCAGCTACAAAAATATTTCATAACGCTATGTACGACGTATGTTGGATACGTAGTTTAGGTTTAAATATCAATGGTTTAATAGTAGATACAATGATTGCGTGTTCATTACTAGATGAAAATAGATTTTCATACACACTAAATACTTTGTCTTGGCATTTTTTAAACGAGGGTAAAAATGAACGAGCACTAAACGAAGCTGCAAAGTCAAGAGGACTTGATCCAAAAGCTGACATGTGGAGACTGCCAGCACATGAAGTTGGAACGTACGCAGAAAAAGATGCAGAGTTGACTTTTAAACTTTGGCAACATGTAAAAAAATTATTAATTGAAAATGATTTAGAACAAGTTTTTAATCTTGAAACGGATCTCTTTCCTTGTCTCGTTGACATGCGTTATCTCGGCGTTCGCGTAGATACTCAACGAGCTTACGAATTGCGTAAGGAGTTGATAGGACAAGAGCAGCTATTATTGCGAGAAGTTCAAAAAGAAACAGGAATAGATACTCAAATATGGGCAGCAAGATCAATCGAAAAAGTTTTTCAAAAATTAAAACTATCTTACGAGCGTACTGCAAAATCTGGTGAGCCATCGTTTACTAAAAATTTCCTTTCAAATCACGAGCATCCTATCATACAAAAGATAGCTGAGGCAAGAAAGATTAATAAAATAAATACAACATTTATTGATACAATATTAAAACACGAACATAAAGGTAGGATTCATGCAGAAATAAATCAAATTAGATCTGATGATGGAGGAACTATTACAGGTAGATTTAGTTATGCTAATCCAAACTTACAACAAATACCAGCGCGTGATCCTGTACTAGGTCCGATGATTAGAAGTTTGTTTATACCTGAACAAGGTTGTAGATGGGGTTGTTTTGATTATTCGCAACAAGAACCAAGACTTGTAGCACACTATGCATTACGTTATGGTTTGCCTTCTGTAAATACAATTGCAGATTCATACGACACTGACCCGTCGACCGACTTTCACAAAATCGTAGCAGAAATGGCAGAAATACCACGTTCACAAGCAAAGGTGATCAATTTGGGTCTTTTTTATGGTATGGGTAAAGCTAAACTACAAGCAGAGTTAGGTGTATCTAAATTTAAGGCAGAAGAATTATTTGATAAATATCACACTAAAGTTCCATTTGTAAAACAATTAATGAACGAAGTAATGAAAGCTGCTGCTAAGAAAGGCCAGATTAAAACTTTGTTGGGTAGACGTTGTCGTTTTCCTAAATACGAACCAATACTGCGTGGCAGTGATTGGGGTAAATATATACCACCTGAAGATGAAGAGCGTATGCAAGATTTACAAAAGATGGGACCATATTTAAAAGACGATGAAGATGAAATATTAAAAGACAAGGATGGTAATCCTAAAAAAAATTATTGGCATAATAATCCAACACGTAGAGCATTTACATACAAAGCTTTAAACAAACTTATACAAGGATCAGCAGCTGACATGACTAAGAAAGCTATGTTAGAATTATATAAAGAAGGTATCACGCCACACATACAAGTACATGATGAATTAGATATATCTGTTATTAATGATTTGGAAGCAGCTAAAATAAAAGATGTGATGGAAAACGCAGTTGACTTGAAGATACCAAACAAGGTAGACTATGAAGCTGGTCCAAATTGGGGATCAATAAAATGAGAAAAAATTATGGCATATTTAAAT